ATCAGGAGAGGATCGCTTTTAGTGATAATTATATCCGGTTTCATAAACAGCTTCGCATGTAAGCTGGACGCCGAGGCGTTTGAAGGTGCGGATATCAACATCAGACAGCATGACTGAAGTATGAGCCTGACATCCGTTTAATTTTGAAAGCTGCTGAAGTGCAAGTCTGGCATCCGGGTTGGTGGCAGCGCTTGCGGAAAGTGCGATGAGTACTTCATCAGTATGAAGTCTTGGGTTTTTGCTTTTCAGATAGTCCACTTTCAGTTTCTGGATCGGCTCGATCGATTCCGGTGAAATAATATGCAGCTCGTGTTTCAATCCGGCCAGCTCTTTGATCACATTCAGAAGAAGGGCAGCTGAGGCGCCGAGAAGATTCGTGGTCTTTCCGGTGATGATACGTCCGTCATCCAGTTCCAGAGCAGCGGCAGGTGTATGTGTCTCTTCCGCGCGTTTTAAGGCAGCTGCAACAACGTGGCGGTCTTGGATCGTCACATTGGCCTGATTCATCAGCAGCTCGATTTTCTGTGCTTCTTCTTCCGGACTGTTTCCTTTCAGAAGAGCGTTGAGGGAATCATAGTAACGGCGGACAATCTCCTGGCGGGATGCTTCACAGCATACAGCATCGTCACAGATACAGTTTCCAGCCATATTTACACCCATATCTGTTGGAGATTTGTACGGGCTCTTTCCGTAAATCTTTTCAAAAATCGTGTTTAAAACCGGGAAGATCTCAACATCACGGTTGTAGTTGACGGTTGTCTTTCCGTAGGCCTCCAGATGGAACGGGTCGATCATATTGACATCGTTGAGGTCTGCTGTAGCCGCTTCATACGCCAGATTTACCGGATGCTTCAGCGGCAGATTCCAGATCGGGAATGTCTCAAATTTGGCATATCCTGCATGAATCCCGCGTTTGTGCTCATGATATAACTGAGACAGACAGGTTGCCATTTTTCCGCTTCCAGGACCCGGGGCTGTGATGATGACAAGCGGACGGGAAGTTTCGATATAGTCATTTTTACCGTATCCTTCATCACTGACGATCAGCGGGATATTGGAAGGGTAGCCGTTGATACAGTAGTGCTGGTATACACGGATTCCCATATTTTCCAAACGGTGGCGGAATAAAGAGGCACTTTCCTGACCGGAATATTGTGTGATCACGACACTGCCCACATACAGACCGTTGTCGCGGTAAGAATCCATCAGACGGAGTACGTCAGAATCATAAGTGATACCAAGATCGCCGCGGACTTTATTTTTTTCGATATCCTTTGCGCTGATGACAATGACAATCTCTGCCTGGTCACTGAGCTGTTTTAAAAGGCGGAGCTTGCTGTCAGGCTCAAATCCCGGAAGAACGCGGGAAGCGTGGTAGTCGTCGAACAGTTTTCCGCCGAACTCGAGATACAGTTTGTTATCAAACTGATTGATGCGTTCGCGGATATGCTCTGACTGCATTTTTAAATACTTTTCGTTATCAAATCCAATTTTCATGATTTCATTCCTCTATCAATTTAGTATTACGTGTGACAAGAAGGGAAAACAGAAGTTTTACCCTTTTCTGATACAGTATACTATAAACAGGGATGAGTTTACAATATTTTCACAATGTAATTATTGATTTTGGATGCTTTGTATAGTTACGGTGTAAAAAGTCCAGTAAATACGCTATATTTCAACTATCTTCCCGAAATCAGAAATTTGATGGAAATGGGAAAGTACCAAAAAAGTCCAAAATGGGAAAACGAAAGCACTCGACCCGGGGAGGGGAGTGCTTTTGCTTTTATTTAGTGAATTGCAAACCAAGACAATGTTTTTCTGCAAAAGCTAAAGCTTCATAGGATTCAGCCGGTAAAGACAGAGCATTTTTTTGTACATATTTTTCGGCTAATTTGATTCCTTCTTTTGTTACGCCGTTATATCCAACGTTGCCTAATCCACGTTCTAAAATAGCTTGACGCTTATCAAACATTGACATTATATACCTATACAAATGCAAACCTTCTTCTTCTTCATTTCTGAAATTCCATTTTGCTTTTCTCGATCGTGCTGTACTTAATACTTCTTCTTTCCATAAGTGAAGTAATTTTTCCTTCACTCCAGCATCTTGGGTAGTTATGGAATCAACAGTAACCCATTCTTTCAGAATTTCTCCGAGTGCATTATTATTAAAATACAGTGTAGGGGAGGGCATTGGTACGCCATCATCATCAACATATTCTTCAAGATCTTCCCATATATCGATGCCAATAATTTGATCAATGTCAAATAGTTTCTGTAATACATCCGCTAAAGTGGTTTCATCAGCTTTAGCAGTGGCAGGTGTGAAACCGAGAAGTTTGTCCGTAGAAGTCTCAAAGAAATTTGCAATATCTACAAACTGAGAGAGTGTGAAATCTCTTTGCCCTCTAAGGCAGTCACTAATTCGGCTTTGAGAAACTCCTATTCCTTTAGCTAATTCAGCTTGAGTCACCCCTTTATCTTTCATGAGTATGGATATATTGTTTATAACAATTTGTTTATCGTATTTTTGGATTTGATTATCTTTATTCATGAAGTTAATATCTCCTTTTGATATAAAAATTAAAAATAAATATATTAAAATCGTATTTGAATATATCATACCATATAAAGTAGAATAAAGCTAGGCAAAGAGTACGAAAACTCTGTGTACTATTTTAGAAAGGAAAGAAAAAGCATGGAAAATACGGGAAGCGTTGCGAGACTTATGAGCGCAAAAGAAGCGTGTACCTATTTAGGACTCGGAAGAAATCGTGGTGTAGAATTTGCGAAATCAATCGGGGCAGAAGTGGCGATAGGTAGAAGAAGGCTCTATGATAAGGTCGTAATTGATCGTTATCTGAACAGGAAGATACAGGAGGTAAAATAATGCAGAAAAACCAAAATAATCGAGTACAAGGAAAGAAGTCCGGCAAGACAGAATTCCAGATCGAAAGCCTGCTGCCAGTAGGCAAAGAGAACGCAGTAACCACAGCAGAACTTGTAAAACGTAGCGGATGCAGTTCAGCCAGAGAGTTACAGCAGAAGATCGCTTATGAACGTAACCACGGTGCTGTGATCTGTAGCGGATCAGGGAAAGGATACTGGAAACCAAAGAACCGGCAGGAGATTGTAGAATTCTGCCGAACAATGGACGCAAGAGCAAGAAACACATTTGCAGCTACCAGAAGCGCAAAGAGAGTACTAAAGATGCCAGAAGGGCAGCAGGACATGAGTGGAGGGCAAGAAGATGGCGAATAGACGAATGTTTTCAGCGGATGTGGTGTGCACAGATCGATTCGTTGAAATGCCTTCATCCACACAGGCGCTATATTTTCAACTTGGTATGAAAGCTGATGATGATGGGTTCATATCTTCTCCGAAGCAGATTACAAGGATGGTAGGAGCAGCAGAGGACGATTTGAAATTATTAGCAGCAAAAGGTTTCATTATTCCGTTTGAAAGTGGCGTTGTTGTTATCTCAGACTGGAAAATCAATAATCTGATAAGGAAAGACAGATATACTCCTACGAGATGTTTGGACGAAATGAAGCAGTTGAGTATTTTTGAAGATAAATATCTGTTTGCAGGTGATTCTCAGACTGTTGACAACCAAATGACAACCAAGTGTCAACCAAATGACAACCAGCCGGGTGACACTTTGGCAACCCAGGTTAGGTTAGGTAAGGATAGTATAAATAATATATGTTCACCGGAACCGGATGAACGAGAGTCTGACTTTGAAAAAATCTATGCGATCTATCCGAAAAAGAGAGGACGAACCAAAGCATTTGCAAACTATTGCTCCTGGCTGAAAGGAAGATCCGTAAACGGAAAACGCAGAAAGTTGACAAACCGGGAAATGTATCTTGCGGTACATGCTTATGTGGAGCAGCAGAAGGAGCATGAGACGGAGTTAGAGTATTACAAAAACTTTGATACGTTGATGGGAAGTCAGCTTTTAGACTATGTGGAGGTGGAACAGAATGAGTGATCTGGCGGAAAAGACAGTGGTCGGATGTCTGTTGATGGACAACAAGGAACTGCACCAGATCTATGATCTCCTAAAGCCGGATATGTTTCAAGATCCGGTTCTGAAGGAAATCTACCGGGAGATTGTGAAGCTCTATGATATCGGTCAACCGGCGAATCTGGTCACAATAACGCAGGGAGTTGAGAGTGAGACATACACAAGAGAATACATAGCACAGGTTTTGAGAGATTGTTCACTGCTGCCGTACACGTCCACAGAGTTGAAGAGCTATGCGGAAAGCGTTGTAAGAGATTATAAGGCTGAGACGTTTCGGAACATTCTGACACGAACACAGGTAACGGCAGCAGGTGTGGAATATCAGATTGCAGATACAATTCAGGAACTTGAAGCACTTAAGAGAAGCGAAAAGAATCAATCCAAGAAGCTCACGGCTATAGTCGCAGAATATCAGGATCAATACTTTCAGGAGCGAAAAGAAGAGAAGCTCTATACCGGGTTTTCAAAACTGGACGAGATTACTGGCGGTCTGGAAGGCGGTGATGTGATCGTGATTGGAGCAAGACCGGGAGTTGGAAAGTCGGCATTTACTTCACAGATCATCCTAGAAATGGCAAAAGCCGGAAAGCGGATTGGATTCTACAATCTGGAAATGTCAGAGAAACAAGTGTATGAGAGATTACTCAGCAATCAGAGCGGAATCCGGCTGAATCGTATCCGAAGGGCAATCCAGTTTCTAGGAGACGAAAAGGAACGCTTTGAAAGCGCAAACCAGACGTTGGGGAAAATGGACATTCTAATCAGCAGCGGAACGAAGTCAGTTTCCGAAATTAGAAATGAGTGCAGACATCAGGAATTAGATTGTATCATCATTGACTATTTGCAGTTGGTAAGAGCTGACACCAGATATCAGAGCAGAGCCAGTGAAGTGGGAGCAATCTCAAAAGCAATCAAAGCACTTGCAATGGAGCTGAATGTTCCGATCATTGCACTGTCCCAGTTAAACCGAACCAGTGAAATGAGAGAAACCAAAGAGCCGACAATGGGAGAGCTTAGAGAAGCCGGAGACATTGAACAGGATGCAAGCATTATCATTTTGTTGTGGAATCTGGACAATGAGGACAAGACCAGAAAAGGTCTGAAAGTGGATAAGAACCGGCAGGGAGAACTGGGGAAGATTGTATACCGCTTTGATGGGAATGAAATGAGATTTCAGGAAACAGAAGAGGAACTCAAAAGCAAAGATGGATTCAAGACGGTACGGACACCGACACCGTTCGATTAAAAATGGGCAGCGTAAAATTATTAAAAGGCAGTGAAGAATTTGAAATGTTTCAGGACTATTGGAAAATGATGCAATCAGTCTGGAGCGTAGAGAACACCAAGGAATACTGGGAGAAAGCAGTAGAAGATATTGACAGATTTTACAGGAAGTACCAGACAGAGTTTTCAAAAGAATTAGCACTGGCACTTGCAAACGAATTGGAAAGGAAAGCGAAACATGAAGCAGAGATGTAGAGTAATGATCCCGGCGCAAGCACCGGAAACGAGACAGAGCAAGATTTTATTCAAGACAGAGTGGGCGTCCCTTTTGATGAACGCACAAAAGAAAGAAGGAGAAAGAGGAATGCCGTTTCACGAGGTAACAGGAGATTTACTGGAGTTACAGGGAGATATGGGAATTGTCACGCTTGAGGGCGGTATCTTGTTGCCAGTTCCAGTTTATTACATTCAAATGTTGGAAGTGTAGGAGGAAAAAAGAGTATGAGCAAATTATTTTTTGAAATGACAGAAACAGAAGCACAGTTACAGAATATTTTCAACAGTCTGGAGTATGCGCAGTACCAGATGTCAACCGGGATCAACGGATACGGCAACGGCACTATGACAAGAGAAGAGCATCAAGAAACAGAACAGAGCGTGCTGCGTTCGTTAGGGGTAGCTATGAGCGGTGTACAGAAGTTGATTGGAGAGTATGCGTCATTGGAAGAAGCTGAACTGCTGCCAGAAATGGCAACGGAAGAAATCATGCAGATCAATGCAGAAAGCGTGGATCAGTACGAAGCAATCCAGAAAGCCTTCCGGCTTGGAATGGAGAAAGCAAAATCAGAGAAGATTGTAGAACATCCGGTGTATGGAGCAGAGGACATGGAAAAGTTGAAACAGTGTATTTTGATTGATCTGGAAGATTGCATGACCAAAGATCGGGAGACCGGAGAAAAGGGAGAAGCTCTCTGTATGACGTTCCAGAACGAAGAAGGGAAGTATATCAATGTTTCGTATCTGGATGGACAGTTGAGCATCAGTAACCCGTACAGGAAATAAAAAAAGAGCCTGCCGTCATCAGCAAGCCCGTTTCCGATATTCGATAATTTAATTATAAAGGGAGTGGGCTTGTGATGTCAATGAACATTGAAAATCAAATATGTGAACCACGGACGAACCACGGTGAAACCGTTGTTGAACAACGAGGGAACAACGAGCAGATCGTTGGTCAGATCCAGACAGGAGAGAATGAACAGGAGAACATGATACTGTTGTGGCAGCAGAACCGGAACTTTATCACGATGATTGCAAGAAAGTATAGTTCCTGTGCGGAAATGGAAGATCTGGAGCAGGAGGGCTATATCGGACTGTATGAAGCAGTCAAGCATTATGATACATCATCAGAAGTACCCTTTATCAATTATGCTGCATTCTGGATCCGGCAGGTCATGCGCCGATATATTGACAACTGCGGCAGAGTGGTTCGGATTCCAACACATGCAGTCGATAAGATGCAGCGTTATAAGAAGATCAAAAGTGAGTATCAGAAGTATTATGGAAAAATACCTACAGACAGGGAAATGAGCGCCTTTATGGGGATGGATGAAGAAAGTCTCAAGAGCATAAAGAAAACGGCAGCAATGGGGCAAATACGAAGCCTAGACGAGCCTATCAACAGTGATGAGGAAGATATCTATATCGGTGATACCATTGCATCAAAGGAAGATGTAGAAGCTGATGTGATTGATCGTATTGATTCAGACATTATGAGTCGGGAACTATGGGCAGCAGTTGACAGACTTCCAGATCTGCAAGGGAAAGTATTGCGCTGTCGGTTCCTGGAAAAGAAAACCTATCAGCAGACAGGGGAAAAACTGGGAATTAGTGTGAGTGCAGTCAGACAACAGCAGAGCAAGGCAATGAGCTTGCTGAGAAACAGAGGAAGAAATAAAGGGTTCATAGGATACCGGGAAGAGTTCTTGCCTGCTGCATCCATTCATCACGTAGGAGTCAGAAGTTTTCAGCACACTTGGACAAGCGAAGTAGAACGAGAAGCATTGAGTTTGTGACGGGTTATACAGCTGTTCTATAGCAAATGTGATTATTTCCTCGATGAAGCGAATAAAATGGGAAATAGAGGGTAAATAGAACGCCACAGGGCTATTGTGGTGAATGGCATCCCCCCTCCCTTTGAGGTGGCAGCAGGATCATCGGAGAATCGGGAGAGAGGACTCTTTCCAATAGAGCGGATCTGTGAAAATAAATTTTCCTTAGATTTGTAGTAGGAATTAAAATGGGCGTAGGTACGGGAAAAGCCCGTAGAATAACTACTTTTTGAACATGGATGAAAAACAGGGATCAGCGGAAATAATCGGAAAACAGGGGTAAAAATGCTAACTTTTGCTAACCTTTTTCGTGAGTGCCAGATAGAATTGCAGCGTACTTGTGGGTATATAGCATAGCAAGTGTACCTGTGAGTACGGCTGTATTGGAGCCCAAATTGGATTGGTTGACCAAGCAAGATTCGTAGTGCCGGATGTCGGTTAAATCGACTCCCAGGATAGCGCAAGATTGCGCGCTCTACAACGCAAGAGAAGTGTTGAGATTTGTCAACCTTTAAAACTGAGCATTTCTGAGCAATTTCCTCACTTTTGAGGAGATCCAGACGCTGACGTAAATTTTAACGGGAGCAGAATTGCTCTGGTTACGCACAGAAGTGTGAGAATAGGGGTATCCACCATTTTGAGCAGACCTGCTGCCATTTCCCCCACAAGTTGGGGAAAGTTGACGGCTCAAGATTGAGCTTTCCACACAACTGAGGAAAAGGACTGCTGAAAATTCAGCCGTACTATCTGCCTTATATCGGGGCGGAAGTTACTCAAATTTATGCATCTTTTCAACTTGTTGGGAAAATAATATTTAATTCCCGGAAGTGCATATTACGCACATCTGAATTTCAGAAGTCAGTTAAACCGACATCCGAATTTTTGAGTATAAGTAACCGGACGCAATTTTGCGTTGAGTAAATCCAAAGTGTACCGGAAAGTACGGGTTTAGATAAGCTCAGTTTTGAGCTGATCTTGTGTTTTACCGGGACAGATAGTGTCGAGAAACACGACGGATTTAAAGGTGATTGTGAGGTGAATTGATTTTTACAAGAAGATAATGAAGTGGCAGCAGGGAATTGATACTTGAGTAAGAATATGCTATAATCTCGGCAGGGAAACCGAAGCCGGGCGGCTTACCCTCTTTTACGGAGGGGCAACCCTCCAGACGAAAGAAAGGAGGGCGATGCCAATGTGTGTTACATATACTGATT